ATATTTAGATAAGAGAATTTCGGAATCGAGTATTCCCTTATTATGGGCAACTACAGTGATGTTTAAAAAAAATAAAGAAAGCGAATTTTTCTTTAAACTAGTAGAATTTATAAAAGTAAATTACGTTTATTTTGCTGATCTTTTTAGATTCAACCCATTACAATTTAGAAATGATATTGCATTCAGTATAGCTAAACATATACTCAGTGGATACGAAGTTGAAAATATTTATAATCTTCCCTGTTTAACGTCTACCCTTGATAAAGATGTTATATTAGAAATTGATAAAAATGGTAAGATGATAATTTTAATGAATCCTAATGATGACGGAAATTACAAGGCTGCGAAAATTATAAACACTGATATTCATGTGATGAACAAGCAAAGTATTATTAGAAATAAAGATGTCCTAATGGAATTAATATGAAATTTGGTTATTTAATATTCGCCTCTAACGAAAATATAGATTATCTTAGAATGGCCTATTGCTTGGCTATGAGTATTAAAAATACTCAGAAAGAAGGATACGACCAAGTAGCATTAGTTATAGATGATAAGTCAAAAGTTGATACTCTTAGTTCTCCTTGGGTCTTTGATAATATCATTGAATGGAATCAAAAGAAGGGTTGGGACGGAAGATCTTGGATGGACGAATTAACTCCTTTTGATTATACAGTATGTTTAGATGCCGATATGCTGTTCATGAGAGATTACAGTCATTGGATAGATTATTTTGTTGATAACAACACAGAACTCTTTATAACAAATAAGAGTTATACTTTTAGAAATGACATTGTCACAGACAATTTTTATAGAAAAACTTTCGAAAAGAACGACCTTCCGAATTTGTACAGCTTTTACACTTTTTTTAAGAAAGATTCTCAATTATCAAAAGAATTCTTTTCTTTAGGAAGATTCATTATTGAGAATCCTGTTGAATTTTCAAATCTATTTTTAAGTAAACACGTACCAAAAGTTTTAGGAACTGATGAAGCGTTTGCCTTGAGTGCAAAAATATTAGATATTTCAGATGATATTAGTTACGATTTAAGTTTTCCTTGTGTAACACATTTAAAACCTAGAATACAAGATTGGTCGTTCTCGTCTGATAAAGTTACAGATCATGTAGGGTTTTATTTAAACGATCAAGGAAATTTAAAAATTGGTAATTTCCAACAAACAAACATAATTCATTATGTTGAAAAAGATTTAATCACTAACGAGTACGTGAGTTTATTAGAGGATATTTTATGGTCGAAGAAACAATAATCGAAGATTATTTTGATTTAAAAATTGATATACCTGTAATAAAATACTATGTTCGATTTGACAGAGATTCCGGAAGAGTCACAGAAGTTTTTCCTAGTCATAATAATATAGAAGAAAAAAGTTGTCTAGCAGTTGATTCTGATTTAGCTGTTGATCTGTTGACCGGAATTAAACCACTAACATCGGTTAGAGTAGATATTAGTCAACCGCCATTTAAAATTGTAGAACACTCAAATCAAGATTTTGTTTTAAGTAAAATTGATAATGTTCTACATAGAGTGATTGAAAAAAAATGGTCGAAAATATCTAGACCAGATGTTCAAATAATTTATAATAGAAAAGAAGAAGAGCTTATTTTTAAAATAAATCCCTCTATAAAAGAAATGTCGTGGCCGGGTGAAAAAGAAATGATATTTTTGATTACAGGATATAATGATCCTAATAATTTAAAAGAGATGATCAAGTTTTCTATAGATGAATTATCGGCCTATCCTCAGAAATTTAAACTTAAATTGCGAAGTAAATTTAGTATTTTTACCAGACGATTATTTTCTAATTACACTTTGGAAATTAAATGAAAGTTATTGAATTTGATGTAGTTTTTCTTAGCTACGATGAACCCAATGCAGATTTGCATTATGCAGACTTATGCAATAAAGTGCCCTGGGCTAAAAGAGTTCACGGAGTTAAAGGCAGCGATCACGCACATAAAGCAGCAGCCGAAAAATCAGAAACCGAATGGTTCGTTACTGTTGATGCAGACAATATTGTAGATACTAGATTTTTTAATATTGATCTTGATATGAAAGATCCTAAGATACAAGTCTACGGCTGGTGCGGCCGCAACGTGATTAATGGACTTCGTTACGGTAACGGCGGATTAAAAATTTGGAAGAAAGATTTTGTTCTCAATATGCGCACACATGAAAACAGTGACAGTGATCGAGGACAGGTTGATTTTTGTTGGGAAGACGGATATAAAAATTTTCCTTTGAGTTTTAGTGATAGTATCATAACAGGTAGTCCTTTTCAGGCCTGGAGAGCTGGTTTCCGAGAAGGAGTTAAAATGACCCTTCTAGACGGTGTAAAAGTTCCTCCGCAGGAAATACAAGAGAGAATATGGTGGCATAATATTCATAGGCTTCGTATGTGGTCAACAGTTGGCGCCCATGAAGATAATGGTTTGTTTGCTGTTATGGGATCTAGACTAGGAACCTGGATGACTAATTGTACTGATTGGAATTATGTAGATGTTCGAGATTTTGAAATTTTACGTAATATTTACAACGAAAACGTAAAACGTTATGAAACAGATTTTAACGGATTGATAGAAGCTACAAAGGATCTTGGAGATAAGATTAAAGTGCAATTAGGTTTGCATTGGCCTTATTTAGATCCCGATCAAAGCAAATATACATTAGATTTATATAATGAAACTATGAATCTAAATGACACTTATTTTAGAATGCCTGTCCCTGCAAATGTATGATATTTTTTACGTTTCTCGAGACGAAGGTTTTGAGGATAATTGGAAAAAAATTAAATCCAAATATCCTATTGCGCAACGACTGTCTAACATTGAGACTTATGATAGCATTCGATCTCGAGCATTTACAAAAATGTTCTGGGTCATATGGGACGATTTAGAAATCGGCAATGCTGTTGATTTATTAGAATATAAAGCTACCAAATGGGACGACAAATATGTTCACGTTTTTAAAAATGGAGAACATCATGATGGCATCTGTTTATTTCCTAAATCAGAGAATATTTCTCAAAGAGAATTTGATTATAGATTTTTCAACAATAAAAAAGAAATAGACATTGTCGCCAGTCTTCCTAGAAGATATAAAATTTATAGTCCGTCTACATTCGAAGAGTATCAAACAATTCGAGACGATATTTTTTGGTTAAAATGGCCAGAAATCGAAGTCATTAATGACAGTGTGTTAGATTTATATTTTAGTCATCACAATGTCTATGATCGAAAAGAAAATCATATTTTTAAAAACTCTTGTAATAATACTCTTTCTTATATTAACGGACTGATTCTGTGTAGCAAATACAAACCTTTATCTAAGAGAGAGTTCAATTTAAGATATGCAGTAGATAAAAAAGAATATGATATCGTAGCTACAAAAAGTTCAGACTATGATATTGTGTTTATAAGTTACGATGAGCCAAATGCCGAAGAGAATTATAAAAAGTTAATAAAAAAATTCCCTAATGTTAAACGGATTCATGGAGTAAAAGGAATCCATCAAGCACATATCAAAGCTGCTGAATCGGCTACAACTTTTATGTTTTGGGTTGTTGACGGCGATGCAGTCATAGAGGAAGATTTTAATTTTGACTTTAGAGTTTCTAGATGGGAAAAAGACATAGTTCACGTTTGGCGTAGTAAAAATCCTATCAATGATTTAGTCTATGGATATGGTGGAGTAAAATTACTGCCTCGAGATCTTACAAAAAATATGGATGTAACGAAACCAGATATGACTACATCAATTAGCAGTCAATTTAAAGCTATGGAAGCTATTTCTAATATCACTGCTTTTAATACCGATCCGTTTAATACATGGAAATCTGCTTTTAGAGAATGTGTAAAATTAGCAAGTCGAACTATCGATAGACAATTCGAAGAAGAAACTGCAAATCGTTTAGAAACATGGTGTACTGAAGGAAAAGATAAAAAGTTTGGTGAGTATGCTATAAAGGGAGCATTAGAAGGAAAAAAGTTTGGTGAAGAGCACAAAAATAATCCTTTGATGCTTGCAAAAATTAACGACTTTGATTGGCTCAGGCAGCAGTATGGAATATAATAGAAATATTAAAGGCAATGAATTAAGGAAGATTGATGGAAAATATCAATCAAGGTATCTTCTTGATGCAGAATATGTACATCAAGAATTGAACAAAATTAGTAATAGTTTTTGTTTAGCCAAATGGTTTAATGTTAGTATACATATTCCCACAGGACGCACTCACAGTTGTTATCATCCTAGAAGTCACGCTATTCCTCTTGAAGAGATTAAAATTGATGTAAGTGCATTACATAATACAAAATATAAAAAAGGCCAACGACAATTAATGTTAAGTGGCACTAGACCTAAAGAATGCGAATTTTGTTGGCAAATAGAGGACAGCGGCTCTCAACTCAGTGATCGAGCATATAGAAGTAAAGATGTTTGGGAACCCGGCCTCGTCGACGAAGCATTAATCGTCGGCACAGAAGGAAATGCAAATCCTAGATATGTTGAGGTAAATTTTAATCAGGCCTGTA